CTGTTAACATCAGACCTGGAGACCTACTCTTTGTTAATAACATGGCTGGCTTGCATGGCAATACTGAACTCATCCTTGACGACCCGAACGCAGAACGTATCTCAATCATCGCCTTCTTCCACGAAGGTATGTTGACCCTTGGTTCTATGGAGTATGAAAATGCTCGTCGTAAGTTCGTCGAACAATGTAAGAACGATATGAACAACCCTCACTATCGTCCACGCTTCAACGGTGTGTATGCTGGTATGTGGGAAAGTCAAGAGTGGTACGACTTCTGTAAGAAGGAAGTTGGCGAAGCTGAAACGTTGAAGATGCACCCTGAATCTAATGCTTCTTCGCTAGACGAGTTCTTTGCATAATGTGCGCAATCATTGGTGCGGTGGTGAGAAATCCCACCGTCAACGACTTCCAAACTCTAAAACGTGTATTCCTTGAGTCTAAGATTCGTGGAATGCACGCTACTGGTTTATCCTATGTCAAGAACGGAAAAATTCATACAGAAAAGTACCCTGTTCCTGCTGATAAGTTCCCATTTAAATTTTCGGAATATGTCAATGAAGACGGAAACCTTTACATTGTCGGTCATTGTCGTTATAGCACTAGCGATCTTGAATATAATCAACCAATTTCTAATGATAATCTTTCGGTAGTTCACAATGGAGTTATTACTCAAGAGTTACACGAGAACTGGGGTAAATTGTATGGTTATGTTTGTGAAACTAAAAACGATACAGAGCTTTTACTCCATACAATCAAAGAAGATGTTTCTCCATTAGAGAGATGGAAAGACTCGTCTTTATCAGTTTGTGTATTATCTGAGAATAAAACTCTGAAAGTTTTTAGAAACGGTAAGCGACCAAATTACTTGACTTTAATTCCAAATGGAGTTATAATAACTTCTACGAGTGATATTTCTAAAAGAGCTGGAATAGAATCTCCAACATTGGAAACGCCAATTAATACATATATCACATTTGATGAGCATGTTACTATGTTGGTTGAAAAAGCGAACGTTGAAGGTATAGATTTACAACATGAGAATATTGATTATTGATAATTTGTATCAGCCATCAAAGGCTGGAGTCATCGCTAATGGTGCTCAAAAGTTTACTCGCAACCAAATGACTTTATTGTCTGAGGTTGCGGAAACATTTTATATTACTGCTAAAGGAAGTGACAAACAATATGATAATCAGTTTATTCTTGATGGTTGGTTTGATTTATCTCTTGATACAAAGACGGATAAAGTTAAGCAAACAAAACGAGTCGCCGAAGAAATCGTAAAGATTATTAAACAGGTTCAACCTGACGTTGTACTTGATTCTTCATGTAAGCATATGAGTTCTATTTGGGATCAATACCCGACTGGAATTATCTTTGAACATTATCATAAGTCGTCTGCTCCACTTGGTCCAGATACCCCTGAAAAGTTTTCTAAGAAGAAAGCATATTGGGTTGGCGTATCAAAGTGGCAAGCCAAACACTTCAACAACTACTTTAACGACACTCTGTCAATCCACTACATTGACGAAGTGCCGAGCGAGATTAAACCTGCTGGCGAGTATGGTATCTTCGTTGGCCGTTGGGATGGTGGTAAAGCACCGCACGTTGCTCTTAAAAACTATTTGAAGAGTGGTATTGGTTATCCTGTTAAGTGTTTTATTAAGTTCGGTGGACAAGAGATTCCAGCTAAAGAACTCGACAATCTACGCAAAGAACCTTTACTTGAGTTTCATATTGATGCACCTCGTCAAGAAATTTTAGAGGCTATGTCTGAGGCTCGCTTCGGTCTTGGTATGGGAAACGAATCCACTGGTATCGTTTGTCTTGAATATGCTACATTTGGTGTACCATATATCGTCCCAGGAAACAAGGTTGTAGCTGAGATGGAGCACATCCCCCACGAAGCATTATATCTTGCTGATAGAAGTAAACTGGAACCTATGCCCGACCAGATCGCTAAGCACGTGGCGGACGCTTGCTCTTGGAATTATGCTGACCGTGCGGCTTTGTCGAGAAAAGTTCTTGATACATATAACAAAGAGCATTTTATTAATGAACATCTGCGCATTATCAAGCAAGCGCAAGAAAAATATCCAAAGGGGTTTTTAAGTGAATTTTGATATTAAAAATTGGTCATACGGAGTTGAATTAGAATATGGTAATTGCGACCGCAAAATTATTGATCTTCCAGATGGCGCGAAGTGGAACTCTTTAGATAACACTTGCGTATCATCGACTGGTATTGCCAACGACCCTCAAGGTAAACTTTATCAATATGGTGGTGAAATCAATACACGACCGACCTTCTCACCAGATGAGCAAGTTGAGCATATCGCGAAAATCAATAAGTTCCTCCGTGATAATGGTCCAGCACCTATCGTAAACTATCGTAGCAACCTTCACATTCATATTAGAGTGCCAGGTCTTAATACAAACCTGAAGGCTCTTAAGAAGTTGCTGACTTACATTCATACTTTTCAAGAGCAAGCGTTTGCTATCGTAGAGAACATTCCTGTTCCCGACCGTAACACTTTACCACCTCTTGAATATACTTGGGCTAAGAAACGTTACGATCGTCGTTTGACTTCTCACCAACATAAACTACCATTCAAACGTGTTGAAGCTATGCTTGCAGCAACTACACCCACTGAGTTTTGGCATGAACACGCGCATAAAGACGCTAAAGGAAACCCTGCTTGGTTCCAGTGTCCACGTTCTGGCATTAACCTGCGTCAGTTGTTTGAAGAAACAAACACCATCGAGTTCCGTCACTTCCCAGGAACATTAAAGGCTGGTGAGATGCGTTCAGCTATTAACTGGTGCCGTGACTTCTTAGACTTGGCTCTCCACTACGATGACTTAGCACCTGTTAGTTTACTTGACAAGAATAAATACACATTCCCTCAGTTTGAGCCATACGAATTTGAAACTGAACAGGTTTATCAATTTACTAATTTCGACAAAAATACTCGTAAGGTTGTTGGCGAGCGTTTGAAAGAACTTCGTAACCACGTTGATATTGATAATATGAAAACTACTTCTAAAGAAGTTTATGATGTAGTTAAAGCCATTACTAAAACTGATGAAGAAGAAAGTTTCTTTGAATGAACGTATTATTTGTTTGCCACGGTAATGTAAACCGTTCAGCTGCTGCAGAGATTATCGCCAAACAGGATTATCCAGATTTGAATGTCAAATCTTGTGGTTTGAAAACCACAAATGGTAAGATCACTGCTAAGAAAATGCGCGAACGTTTGACTGCAGCTGGTTATCAGAATGAAGGTATTCGTTCAACCATTATTGATCAATCTCTAGTTAATTGGGCTGATCAGATTTTCTATATGGACGATGCAAACGAAAAGCGATTTATTGAACAGTTTGGCGAAATGGAAAAAGCAACTAAACTTGGCAACTACGCTGGAGTTCGTAAAATCCCAGACCCAGCCTTTGCTGAGGGTACAGTTGTACATGATCAGGTTATTACATTAATTAAAGTTGCGTTGTCTAAATGGATTACAGATTAAAAGAAAACAGGCGTGAAGCGTTCATTCGCTGGTATGCTTGGTCGTTAAAATATGATGATTGTGACCCAGCGGTCTGGGCTACAAACTATCTTAACAAACGATACGAGCATAACGATGAAGAACGTATTTGGTTAGCGTGGTTGTATGGTAACACATATCAACTACCAACTGCTTGGGTATTGAAGAACGAGTTCCCTGACTTTGAGTTAGCAACCGTTGATCGTATCACTCAATGGAATACTACCAACTATCAACGGCTGAGATATCAAACTGATACAAAGTGGAACAAGGGTCACTTACCCGCAATGTTCGAATCGTATCAAAACTTTATTGGAAAGAAGGCTCAACGTGAAACACTCGAATCGTACTACGTCGGTGATGCTATGGAAAACTTTGATGCTTTGTGGAGCGTTCTTAAGGGAAGCCTTCATAAGTTCGGTCGTTATTCTACTTGGTTCTATATGCAGCATCTTAAACACACTGCTAATATTAACATTGAGCCTAGTTCTCTTATGCTTGACGATTATGATGGTTCCCGTTCTCATCGTAATGGACTACTTCTGGCCATTGGGCGTGATGACGATGTTGACCGAAAACTTACTGGAAGCGAGTATGGAAACCTTGAAGCAATTGGCGAGGGAATCAGGGTTGAATGTCTAGACCGATTTCCTGAACTAGCAAACCAGATAGACTTCTTCACTATGGAAACCTGCCTTTGTTCTTTCAAGAAAATCTTTAGAGCAAAGCATGGTCGCTATCTTGGATATTACTTAGACCGTCAAGCTGAAGAGATTATTAAAGCAGAAGAAGACGGGTGGTATGGTATTGATTGGGATGTTATGTGGCAAGCACGTAACGAAACCATTGACCTTCGATTAGATCACAAGAATGGAATTGATAAAGAAAAGTTTACTTATTTCCTGAATTCAGGTAAAATAGATAACTTAGAGTGGATGTTTGAAGATGAAGAGAAACCCTTAATGGGATTGGAGATGTTTACATGAACCCAGATGGAATTAATATTACAAGTGATTATATGGATATTGTTGGCTCTGTTATGAAAAACGATGAAGGTACTTATTCCGTTGTAACACCTAATGGTCTTTCGCCAATTGGTATTGATAACAGTGGAGTCGATAGTTGGTCAGCTGCCAATATTATAACCACATCTAATACTACTGGTGTTCTTTCTGGTGCCAGCAGGATTAGACCAACTGTAGACCAGATTATGGATGAGCATAGCCTCAATCGTATCGCTGTTGATCATAAAGTAACAGCGCAAGAACTGTTAAAACTACAAGAGGTTGCCCCTGATTATGCCTCTGAGATTAAAGAGAACATTGCCAAGAACTTAGCACGTGATATTGCTAAGAAGGTTATGTTCAAAAAGAAGCACGATAAAGATGCTGACGTTCATCATTTTATTGGTCGTGTTTGGGTATTCACTGACGAAGAACTGAAAGAGTTGTTACAAAATGTTTATTGATAGAATTGGCATAAAGGAAGAATTAAGTATGACGAAGGTGACTAACCCTAAAAAGATTCGTAAACTTATCGCAGTTGGTGGAAGCCCAGGAACTGGTAAAACCACGCTGTTCCGTAAGTATATGGAAAACAAGAACTTTCAACCGATCGAGCCAGCCAAATTGGTGACTGCTATGTATAATACCGAGCGTGACCTTTACATCCTCGGTAAGTATGAAGAAGGTGAAGTCTTTGCTGGAACCGACCGTCTTTCTATGGCAGTCCAGCCAGCCATGCAGGAATGGATCGCAAGCCATAACTGTAACATCCTTTTTGAAGGCGACCGTATCTTCAACCAGTCTTTCCTAGAGTTCGCTATGGGTTTACCTGATACTGAGCTTCATATCGTCTTTCTAAATGCCCCGAAAGCTGTCCTAGAACAACGATACCAAGACCGTGGTTCAGACCAATCCGAACAGTTCCTAAGAGGTCGAGAAACTAAATATAGTAATCTACTTTCAAATTTTGACTTGATGCCGTATATTACTGAGTTTGCAAACACTAACTTAGAGGAACAAGCGAAAGTCTTAACCTTCCTAGAGGGTCAATTAGGTTAAGGTCTAGACTTTCTAGGAGTTTATATGAATTTCCTAGAACAATCTAACTTTGACTGGATGGAATTGCTTAACTTCACTGAGCGACCATTCCGAGCTAAACTCAACCCATCGAAACTTTGGAGAGACCTAGACGAGTATAAGAATGACTCGGTTGGTCTCTCCAACTACTTTAAGAAGTGGAGAACTAAAGTAGAGTTCAGAAAACCAATAACTAAAAAACCCACAAAGTATGTTTATGTTGGCGGTGAGTATTCTCCAGACGACCGCCAGTGCTGTATACAAATATACACTCTTGATTTTAATACGCATAAATTTGAACAAAAGAACTGGGAAAAGTTCAAATATCGTGTTGTCCAAACCCTTATGCATGAGATGATTCACTTCATGCAGTACGACCGTCGCAATGACGAGTATAGTAATTATATCCTTCCGCACAAGAAGGTTGGTCATTCCCTCAAAGACGCTGAACGAAGATATCTCTCAGAATTTGACGAGATACAAGCATATGCGCATTGCGCTTTCTTAGATTTAAAAATGAAGTACCCAACTCTACCAGTTTCAGGTTTCTTACAAATCAAGAAGCTAAAAGAAAGAAGTGTTTCATCCACGCTAAAATACTATCTTAAGACTTTCAACTATGATAGTAGAAATAATATGGCAATCTCTAAACTATTTCAGCAGATACTGAAGTGGGAAAGAAAATATAAATAGTCATATTACACCAAAGAATAAACCATGCAGCTGTCCTTAGCGGAATTACGAAAAAGACCTGGAAGAATTGAAACCCTTCTAACTAAAGTCAAATATAAGATGCCGTTTGATATTATCAACGGAGATACTAAAACATTTGACAGGCTGGCATTCACGGATAGTGGTAGAGTTATTGAGGTTAATCCTTCAAAGGATCCTCGTCAACTTCAAATGGCGTTAGAGTGGTTAAGAAAGAAAGCATCTAATAGTAAGTATATCTTATTGGTTAGTGATAAAGATAGAATTGCGTTAAACGATTTATTAAAAAATGGCGACTTTGGTGGTCAGGGTGGTAAAGCTGCAAAAGGTGCAGTTAATGGTTCAAAGGCTGACGTTTTAGAATCAATTTACGCAGCTGCGATTTATGCTAGATTTTTGAACCAAACTCAACTTGTGGTTGAGCAAGACATCATTGACGTTCTTGACCAATTAAAAGATAATAAACCAAAACAATTAATTGTAAAATATACAAAGAATAAAAACAGAAAGGTTAGCGACGTTGTTACGTTAAAAATCGCAGGAAGCCTTTCTTGCATGAAAACTCTAACTGATAAAAATATGCAGTGGGTTCTTTCTGATATTATTCAGGCAAGCGCAAAGTTTGCAAACAGTTCAACTGCTCTAAGTTGGGCAAAACTATTATTTGAAAATAATAGAAGAAATAATATTGAAGTTACAGCCTTTGGCGTCGGCGACCAAAAAGGACTTCTACCTACAATTTCTGTTAAGGTTGATAAGAAAAAGATAAACATTAGAGTTCCACTAAAGTCAGACGATATTAAGAATAATGGTAGAGTTGTTGGTGGTTCTTTTGAAGAGATAACTGCCGTGGCAAAAACTGTGTTTGGTATAAACCTGGCCAATTATCAATCTCAGTTCTTCAAGATAAGAGAAATTAGAGGTATCCAAGCGTCAACTGTATTTGCGTATAAATCTCTAGCGTATGAATTTAATAAAGCTGTTAAAAATAATAGAGTGCTAACATACAATAAGATGTCGGTTGCACTAGATAAGACTCTAACCAAGAAGAATTCTTATGTAATCACTGGGCAGTTTTCAAAGAACGAAGCGCAACTGTTTAAATATGGTAATTTCTCGAAGTTATTTACAGACGAAACTAAAGCTGTTATTCTTATGCAAAAGGGATTGCCTATACTAAA